AAGGCCCCTGTGCTTGCAGAGTTGGCCCCAATCGGAGTTCCATCTATTGCTCCTCCGTCAATGTTTACAGAGGATGAAGATAACGCAGTTGCAGTCAAAGAACTAATTGTTATTGATGCAATAGTTCCGCCTTCTACTTTGTCACCAGATATTTGATCGTTGGCTAATGTTAATGTTCCACCAGAAACGTCCAGGGTTTTTCCACTTCCTACTTTGAGGCCTACAGAAGTTCCTGTGCCGCCTGCTGCAAAGATAGCATCGACATCATCTAAATTATCATTAATTAGACCTCCCCAAACATTAGAAGATCCTCCAACGCTAGGCTTGGATAAACTCAAATTCGTTGTAAATGTAACTGACATGGTTATTAATTATAAACTATCTAAGTTATTGTGTAGTTATTTTAGTTGTAATTAAACGCCTAAATCAGATTGTGCATCTCGCATTTCTTGATAAGCAGTTTTCATTTCATCAGTCCATGCTGCATTACAGATAGCTTGAACTTTTGCATCTTCGCCAGATATGTCAGTATCTTCCCAACTGCCACTAGCTTTTGTGCAAGGTTCTACATAATGTCTGTGGAAAGTTCTACTTAACTCTTTACCATCTTCTTTTATGACTGTAGCTGCTCTGACCTGAACTTCTCCTCTTTCAAGAACTTCAATTCTATCTACTACTGTTTCTTTTGTTATTGCCATTTTTTACCTCTTTTAAAAAAATCTTTACCCATGTCTGTAAATTAAACTTATTATTACATTTGTAGATGAGCCTAAATCACCATAATTAACAAAGTCATAAGAAGTACCTCCAAAATATGCTCCTCCACCAATATAGAAAAACATAGTTACTTTTCCACCTGAATCAAAATTTCCCCAAGCTGTGCCAATATGAGATTGGTCTGTTCCTACAGTATAAGGAAATCCACCTAATACAAACTGACTTCCAGAGGTGCCACCAGAAAAACCTGTTATTCTTGTTTGAGCAAAAACCATATCTCCTATCTTGGTGTATTCTGATGAGTTAGTGGCTAAAGTAATTGTTCCTGAACTAACGGTGGGTGTCCAAGTTCCTTCCTCGTAATCGTCTAAGGCGTTTGCTGCCGCACTATCTGAGCCAAACTTTATACCATGAGCATCAAATCTAGCTATTGCAGAACCACCAGCACCAATGAACATAGCATCACTTGAATGATTATATTGAAGATAACCTTTATATGCTTCAGTTCCAGAAGTGCCATCTGCCATAGCTACAGTACCATTTGAATTAGTTGCACTTATTATAGTAATTCCAGAATTATTACCGCTTGGTGCTGAAATTGCTAAAGGATTGCTAAAAAGATAGTTCGCTGGTGTTGCTACCCCCAAACCCACCTTCTCATCGCTTGTGATGGTAATAGCAGTAGCATCAGAGCTATCTGATACACCTGTGTTTAGTAAATTTCTTGATACTTTTGTTATTGCCATTAGTCACCTAAATTAGTTTGTGCATCAACCATTTCTTTATAGGCTTTTTTTACATCATCTGTCCATATTGCTTCAGCTATAGCTTTTACTTTAGCATCTACCTTTGACAAATCTGTCTCTACCCATGAGCCATCAACCATAATATATGGGCTTACAACTGTTCTATGTATGGAACGACTGATTTCTGTTCCATCTTCTTTGATAATAGTGTCAGTGCGTACTTGTATTGAATTACTTTGTAAGACTTCTGCTTTTGCCACTACTGTTTCTTTACTTAATGCCATACTTACCTCTTTTTTGTGTGTTTTTCATTATACTTCATATTGCACAGTTAAGATAAGACCATAAGCTGACCCTGTGTGCATTTGAGAATTTGGTACTTGACCACTAGTAGTGCCATTATTATAGTGAAAATAAATATAATTATTGTTGTAATGCACTAATGGGTCATGCAACATACTTAGGTCTTTAGCTTGGCTATAACCTAATGACCCTGCAGGGTACAAGTTTGAATTATTGGCTGCATTGTAAGGCAAACCGAAAATAGTAAATTGAGTTCCATTGTTGGGTGGACTTATATGCACATAACAGTAAGCGTGTACATATCTTCCTATTTTTGTATAAGTAGCTGTGTTTACAGTTATAGTACCACCGCCACCAAGAGTTGGTGTCCATGAGCCTTCTTCATAATCATCAAACAACTCACTTGCCATGTTAGCACCTGTGGTCGTGCCTTCTCCTGTAGAAGAAAAATCAATACCATGTCCTGCTGCTACTTTGAGGTCGCCATCCATTAACTCTAAACCATTGACAATTTTAGTAGAGCCATCTTGATACATTTGTATGTGGTAATTACTTGCAGTACCAAGTCTAAAAGTTTCATCTGCCAACATAAGTAATGAACCTTGTATAGTATCTGTTGCTGGTTTTTTTAATACTACTCCTGAACGAACTCCAGCAGATTTTAATTCTAAGCCGTATTCATTTCCTGTCCTTTCTAGTTTGACAAAACCATCGGACTCAATAGTAACAGCTGTAGCACCGCCATTATCAACAATGCTTGGTGTACTTGAAAGTTCTACAGGTATTTTAGTATTTGCCATTAGTCTGCTTCCTCTATTGTTAGTTCACCAGCTTCTACTTGTCGCATGATTTCATTATAGTGTGTATTATCTTGTGATAAAGGAACATAAAAAACTGTATCATCTATTAGAGTCATTATTATTCCTATATTTGTCTCTCCATCTAAATCTGTATAATATTTAACTGATTTAATTTCTAGTTCATTCAACATTATAACTCCGCCTCAAAAGCAAGATATGCCGCATCTAAACTATCGTGACCTGTAAAACTACTAGGACATAATAACTCACACCCTTTATATGCAACAGTATTAGAAGCATGTATGGTTCTTACACAGCAACCTGAACGTGTTGCATGTACAATATATATTTGATTAGCGGTTGCATTGAAATTCGTTCTATAGTTTCCTGCTGTCATAGCATCTAAAGAAGGGGTTCCATTCATTTCTGGTGAAAACTGAAACATAGTATCTAATCCATGAGTATTTACTCCACATCCTATTCCAAATCTGTAGTTAGAACCTTCTGTTCCAGAAACTAATCTATAATAATATGCCTGACACAAAGCTAACTCTTCAGCAAAACTTCTATGTTCAAAAGGCGTAGCTATATCTCCTACTTCTAATTGAACTCCTGTGAGGTCAAAAGTTGCCCCAGAAGATGCAGTCCAATTTTGAGCAAAATCTGGCAGCTCTCCTGAACCTGCACTAAAGAACCAAGTATTAGAAGCAATAGAACTAGCTGTATAGTTAGTGCCGTAGTAAGGCACAATCCTAAGTTCAATCCCTGTTGTGTTATCATCGTCTATATCTATATTAGAGGCATTACCAGAAAATGAGTGTGTAACTTTTGTCCAAGTGTCAGCACTTATAGTAAAAGGTGCATTTATATATCCGTCTCCGTTATTGCTACGAGTATTCATATATATGTAGTATGTTCCTGCCAAACTAGAACGAACCCAAAATGAAATAGTTACTTTTGAACTTGTAGATTTATAATTCCATCCACTTGATGCAGCAGTACGCCCTTGAATACGTTGTGCTATTTGCACAAAATCTGTAGCTGTTGATGAAGAACCACTTTGCGTTAGTCTTAAAAAATTTCTAAAACCTTCATCATAAGGGCTTCCGCTTGTTAAGGCTTGTTGAGATTGAGTTAAAGTAACACCACCAAAACCATTTCGAAATCTATCTACTGTTTTGTAGTTAGCAGATGTGCTAGTTGTACCCCTTTGAGCAATACGCATATCGCCATTAATAATAAGATTCCTACGACTAAATACTTGGTCGTCTACTACGCTGGGGTCTACTTTAGTTAGTGCCATTAAGGAGTTTGCTCTTCATCTCTAGCTGTTCTGTCTTTGTAGTCCTCTCTGCTTGTAACAAGAGTTACAAAGTCAGCTTTATTACTCGGAATTGAATCTGTAAAAGATTCATCGTTCATAAGTTTAGTAGTCCATTGAGATTGCATTCGCTTCCAACAGTTATTTATTTTTCCTGTCATCGCTGCTTGTGCCCAATCATTAATATCAGTCAAATCGTTTTTTAAAACGAGTTGGTCAGTATCGTCTACTTCTATTGTTATTGTTAATTTAGCCATAATTAATTTTACCTCGTTTTTAGCCTAATAAATATCCTGAAAAATATGTATACGGATTACTGCTATGTCCGTAGATATCAGTTTGTGCTGTCCCTGAAAATTGATAAACCCTGACATAAGCGGTATCGTTTGCATCCATATCAGCTACAACAGTAACAGGCAGAGAAAAAAGAGTACCGCCAAAGTCTGCATCATAAGGAGTAGTTGTCCTAGAAAAATTGTAAGCTCCGTTAGATGTAAGTATACCCACTAAAAACCAACCTGCGTTTAAAGGTAATTCTCTTATTGAAACATGGGCTTGTAATAAATACTTACCTGTTACAGGAGCAGTAAAAGTATAAGTGCTTGTATCAAAATCAGAATTAGTATCAAAAATTTCAGCATTCATTTGTACTGTTGTATAACTCGTACTTATACTGCTTTGTACAGCGTTAGCAAAAACATTAAAAGCAGGTTGCAAAGGTTGGGTTACATGACCTGTATTGTCTAAAGCCATAACTGATGAAACATTGGAAGCACTTCCACTTCCACCGCCATCTCCATAATTAAAATGTAAACCGCTGCCTTGTGCTATCGCAAACCAATCTCTAGTTTGCCCTGTATCACTCCATGCTATAGCAGGACCCGTAGAGTCCTCAATAACTAATGTTTTTTGAGAGTTTCCATAGCTAGTTGGTGCCGCAGTTCCAATTCCAAGATTACCTGAAGCATCAAATCTGGCTACCTCTGAACCACCTGTTTCAAATTGTATAACACCTGATGTGTTAGTTTGACGAATAGTAGAATATCCTATACCTATTCCAAAATTATCATTATTTGACGCAAATCTAGCAATGTTAGTGGAATTTGTGTTGTTTGCTGAAGTTACAGATAATTTTTCACTAGGACTATCAACACCTATACCTAATCCTGTTGAATCTAAAATTGCACGTTGACTACCGCCTGTATCAAACCTGATTTTATCTTCGTCAGAACTTTCTTCGACCATAACTTTGGTATCACCATCTGCATCTGATAGCTGTATAGCAGAGTTTATTTGTCCTACAGCAATTGACATGACCTCAATAGAGACACCATTTGCTGGTGCTTCAGTTAGTGTCAAAGTTGTCCCGCTTACACTGTAAGTCGCTTTTTCTTGGTAAACACCACCAACATATACTTGTGTATTATTTTCGTTTGCTGGTGCTGCTGATAATGTGAAGGTTGTATCAGAACCATCCCCTGTAAACTCATCTATTAGAACACTAGAAGCCGCAGCACTAATGTCTAAAACTGTGTGAGTTATAGCTTCTACTGCTACACCTGTTGGCGGGGCAGTAGAGAAAGTTAAAATTTGCCCTGAAATACTAAAGGTACTTTTGTTTTGATAAACACCATCAAAATAAACTTGTACGTTGTTCTCACTTATAGGAGTAACACCTAAATCTAAAGTAGTATCACTGTTATCACCCGTCATGGTTGCAATAACCATGTTTGCTCCTTGTAAATTACTTAGAGCAGAATATATTGTTACCTCTCTGCCAGATGCTGGAGCTGTACTTAGCGTGACAGTTGTGCCGCTGACACTGTAAGAATTGTGTGCTTGGAAAACCCCGTCTATAAAAACTAATAATTGTTTTTCATCTTGTACTGCATTTGAAATAGTAAAAGCAGTGGTAGAAGCATTTGCGGTTGTAAAAGTATTGGTTACAAGAAAATCTGAACCGTCTGCTAAGTCACCCCAAGCGTTTGTATAACCCTCAAACTTACCCGTTGTTGAGTTGTATCTTAAATAACCTGCTTCTGGAGAAGCTGGTCTTTGTGCAGTCGTACCTACAGGGACATGTAAAGAATCTGTTTTTGCACCTAAATCAAGAGATACCTCTGGAGTTGCATCGCCAAATCCCATTTTATTACTTGATAAAGTAATATCGTTACCAGAAAGGTTGAAAGTATCAACCATTCCTGCTGTCAATCTAAGTTCTACTTTATCGCCTGAACTAAAAGCTCTAGCAGTAGTTCCCTCTTGAGCCCTGACTACAGTTAAATTTTGATTACCTGCGTTACCAGATGAAAAAGTAACTTTTACTATTTCATTATTGGTATCGTCATCAAGAGTAACAAAGAAAAAATTATCGGTTGCTGGGTCTGTTGCATCGGCAACAGGAAATACACTACCATCCGTTACAGGAATTGTAGTCGTAGAATTATTGACCCCACTCGATAGCGTGGTTTTGGCATTGTTCTTAAAAACAAGTCCCGTCACAGTTAAGTCCTCCTAAATTAGCTGACTGTAACTGTCCAAGTAATTGTCATAGAGTCTGCTGAACCTTTGTTTACTACAGAAAATTCTGTACGACAAAGCATTGTGCCACTCGAAGATGCGTTCAATATACCTGCTTCTGTAACTGCTCCCGTACCTGTCCCTGCTGCAAAAGTTGCTGTATAAGTTACGACAGCACCAGAAACACTTGTGCTTGTAAGAGCAACTCTTCCAAGTTCTGTTTCTAATGCAGTATCACCAGCAGCTGGGTTAGTAGTACCAGAACCAATAGCCATGTGAGACATAGCTGTAGCAGTAGCATCTTTCATACGAGAAGCAACATAGCCTTTACCTGCAGTAACAACTATATTATCTACTTCTCTTACGACCTGACCGTTTAAGGATATTGCTAATTTACCTTTTAAATTTAAGCCATCATTTATCATGCGTTTGCTCCGTTAGTTTAATACGCTTGTGTTTAATGCTGCTGTATTCAGTACACTAGAAGCTCCAGATACAAATAGAATACTCAGCGATTCTGATATTGTAGCACTTTCGGTAAGTGATTTGGAAGAACTTAGAGATTGAATTGCCTCTGTAATAGAGGGTGCATCTGCAATTATTGCTCCAGAACCCACTAAAGAAGCTTCTGACATCGTTAAAGTATCTGCAAGGGCTTTTGATACTATTATCGCTTGTAAAGACTCAGAGAGGCTAGGAGCATCCGTAACAGGTCTTTCTAGCCCAAGTGCATGTACTTCAACAACAGAAAACACATTTCCTTTCTGCATATTAATATCTGTTTGTAATTCATCACTAGCACTTGCTGTATCATCCAAGGTATAAGCATCAGTAAAAGCTCTTTGATAAGCTACTTGTCTTGCTAAAGATTCAGACATTGTTAAGTCACCAGCAGTTGCAATAGAAGCATTTACCTCCCCGCCCATGCCACTATGATTAGTACAATAGTAATGCAAAGTTGTAGCAGTGCTATTAGTAACTTGAATTCTAGTGTAGGCACCACTCGAACCAGCCGAACCGTTTGTAGTAACCCCAGAAGTATATTGACTGCCGCTGTTATGAGAACCATTTGCGGTTTCACTAAATCTAAAAGGGTGTCCTGAGTTACTTGAGTCTGAGGTATCAAAGGTGTAAGTGTTTCCAGAAAGCAAATGCACTAACGGAGAAACAATTCCATCAATATAATATTTATTTCCAGAGCCGTAATTATTAACTCCAGAAGCAACAGTGACAGTAAAAGTTGTATCTCCAGAATCTTGTATAGATGTTTCTGCTCCCATGCCGCTGTGATTTATACAGTAGTAATGAACATCTGGAGTAGAGTCCGAAACAACAATTTGTGTATAAGCACCTGCAGAACCTGCAGTGCCATTTGTTGTTACGTTAGTTGTGTATTCAGAACCTGAATTATGTGTGCCATTTGCTGTTGTAGAAAACCTTAATGGATGTCCAGAGTTGCTTGAATCTGATTGGTCAAATATATAAGTTACTCCTGAATTTAAAATAAGTGCTGGGCTAGATACTCCGTCAATATGATATTTATTACCCGTGCCATAAGAATTTGTAGCAGAAGCAACAGTAACAGTATAAGTTTTTGTTACAGGCGGTGTTGTAGAATCATCCACAGCTTTACCCACATCTTTTGCTTCTGTTTCTAAAATAGTTGTTGTATCGGTTTGTGCTGAAGAAAATGCTAGAGCAGCAGACTCGCTTATTGTTGGAGCATCTGTAAAAGTTCTTTCATAAGAAACAACTCTTGTTAAATTTTCTGCAACTGATAAAGCATCACTTACAGGTCTACTGACTGCTAATGCAGGGGCATCAGTTATTCCAAAAGAATCTGCCGCTGGTCTACTAAAAGAAATAGCAGCTGATTCAGCTATGTTTATTGTGATTGCTCCTTGTCTGCCTTCAGTAAAAAATAAATTTTTACTATCCGCATCTAGCAAGATGTCGGTTATTTGTAAGCTAACAAAGGATAAAGGGGCTTTAAGGTTTACAGATGATAAAACACTTTTAAGGTTTTGAAAGTCTACTTTTAGCCTGAATGCCATTAGTCAAAGTCATCTCTCACATTAAATTTTATTAAATCAACTACTGTCTGAATGTCACCATTTGATTTAGTAAATTCAACTTCGGCTTCGTAAGCTCCTGCATCAGGAAAAGTATCTGAAGGGAAAGTCATAGTAACTGTTCCCGCAGTTGCGTTTGTTATAGTAGCAACTATAGTTTTTAAGATTGTAGTTTCACCTATTTGTCTAATTCTAATTCTTACTGTACCGCCTGATACATCTACAGGTGCAAACGTATCTGAATTTTCTTGGTCTAATACTTGTCCTGCAGCGGCTGTATTACTGTCTTTTAAACTCAAAGTAAGCTCTGGAAGAGTGTCTCCCTTTACTACTCTAATTGTCGAAGCATAAGCCATTACACAAACTCCTGATATTTAATAGTTAATGGGGCACCAACATTGCCGTATTTTGTTTTTCTTACAGCTTGTGCCTCACCTTTATCATACATCCTTTTGTTTAAATCTGCTGCTTGAACATCGGTCCAAGGACAATCTTTCATCATCTGTAAGCGATATAAAGCACCGTGAACTATTGTTTCTGCATATTCATTTGCGATTATAGTTGGGATGCTTGATGCTGTTGCAGTTGGTTTTAAAGAATATAAGACGTAGAGTTTTTCATTTTCTGTTGGAGTTGGTGCAAACAAAATAGTTTCTTGGTCTTTTTGAGTATAGTATTTGACTTGACCTTTACCATAAAAATCAAAAATAGATACACCACCTATCTGTGCTTTTGGTTGTATTCGGGTATATCTTTTTTGTGAAATCTGCGTAGCTGAACTATCAGAGAATTCTTTAAAAATATCTATAATATGATTGAGCTCAGTACCAACAGGTATTTCTAAATCAAGATGCGAATACTCATTTACATTTTTATTTATTTGCAACATAGTCAAATCTTGTAAATAAATATCTGTGCTTATACAAAACTCTATTAGAGTATTTCTTAATTCATCAACAGCTAAAGATTCTGGACAAGAAGGAGCTTCTTTTCTAACTCTTGGCACTAATGTTTCTATTTTCTTTGTAGCCATATTAAGTTATTTCCGCTGGAGTTGATGGTTTGGGTGAAGAAGCATTATCTGCTTGACTCTTTATACCCATTGAATTCTGAAAGCTTTGTAAAAACAAAGTTGATTTATTTAAGTCAGAAGCTGACTCTGTGTCTTTTTGATAAGCTCTATATAACATGTAGTCTAAGATAGCATTTGCATAAATATCATCAAGACTTATAACTGTTGTCGTAGATGAAAAGTTTGCAATAGTGATATTAGTTGGAGCAGAACTGTACACTATGTCAGCTGTGTGCCCTCCGCCTGATGGATGTGGGTACACATAAAAATTCTTTGGGTCTCTTTCATCATAGACATAATATTCGACATGTAGACCTGTAGTTGAATACCAATCAGCAACTGTATCGTCTAATACTTTTTTTTGTATATTTTGTATCGGCTTTACAGTTGGGGAAGCATTTTTGTAAAGAGACAACAGTCTCAATCCAGCGGTTGGCAAAGTTTGTTTTGCAGTTTGTGCTAGTGTGAATGCTTCATTGACGGGATTTGCATCAGGTCTTATAAGAACTATTTCTCTTTGAGCATCGTTCAAATAATTTAATAGGCTTTGTTGAGACCATTTGACATTAGTGGTGTCTTGTAAAATCTCTTCTGCTTTGTCTATTAAATCTATTACCCTGATTGTTGCCATTTTATAATCCTAAAGATTTTTTCTCCTCATCAGTTAAATCATCTTCACTATAGATAAAAGTCCAATATTCATCTCTGTGTATTGGATTATAAACAACAACTTTGCCTGAACCACCTCTTGAAAAAAGTGGAGCTTTTGAAACTTTTTTTTCTTTCTTTTCTTTTTTAGACGGTTTGTTTTGTTCTTTTAAATAATTAAATTGTGCTTCTAATTCAGCCAACTTGTTTTTTGGATTCAAAGAGACATTATATTTTTCTTTTGCCTCTTCAATTATTTTATCTTTTGTTAATGTCATTTCTTTTTCTTTGCTCTAATTTTACCACTTTTAGAGGCTTTCTTCGCACCTTTCGGACCCATAACTTTTGTCATAGTTCCATAGATGTAAGCGTTGAGCTTTGCCCCTTTAAGACCTTTCTTTTTACCTTGGGATTTGAGCCTTCTTTCTAAGGCTTCTCTTTTGCTACCTTTTGGCATAGTACCTCCATATAAGAGGGGGAGCCGAAGCTCCCCACACTTAATTATTAAGAGTTTAACTTAAGTTCACCAATAGCTGTTGGGACAATAACTTTGTACCCGTATACAGCTAAACCTCTTACACCATCACCGAATGAAGATTCTAATCTTACAGTTTCAGTGTTAGTCATTTGAGAGGCATAGGCTATTGCTTTTGGATGTCCAAAAATACCAGAAGTCACTCCACTAGATACAGTTAGATTGTTTGATACATAAACATTAAATCTATCTATCATTCCAATATTACCGTTTCTAATTGGAGACTCAGCATCACCTGTTAGGTATGCTTGTTTAAGGTCTGAATTTTTAAGAACCGCAGCAGTTGCTGGGTCAATAATTAAGAACCTTTCAGTTTCTGGAATATTATTTTGGTCTAGTGATTTACCAGCATCCAAAATAAGCCCTAAGATGTTAGCAGCAGTAGTTGCAGAACCACCACTGTTCACATCTGATAGAGATGAATCTCCTAAGACATTACCAAACACATCTTGCTCAATTGCAATCTTCATGTTTTGAGCCGCATCTTCTGCTGCTGCATTCATAAAGTCTATGTCTGCTTGTTGTCTGAGAATGTCATCAACTTTAAAAGCATAGCTTTTAGCTTTGTTGATGTTCAACTCAATTGTTGATGAAGTGACATCAGCATAACTTAGAGAACCTGTGTAGTCTGCCACTGTGACAGCTGGTACAGCTCTAATGTTTACTTTGTCGCCCTGTCCTGAAATCTCACCTTCATACTCGTTAGTAGTGACTTCCGCCAAAACCGTAT